GGAAAGGTTCCGAACGAGTTGCTCTTGGAGACCAGGTCCCTCAAGGATGACGGCTTCAGATCCGACCTCGGCACCGACCCTGCAGTCTATGAAACTTACAACCAAGGACGTTCCGAAAAGGACAAGGTCAACATTTACAACAAGAGGAATTTGCCCCATGTCTGGGTCCGTGACAAGATGTGGGAACGCCAACCTGGTTCCGAACCGAGACAAGGAGAGCGGGTGAGTTTTCTCGTGGCTGACACCGGGAATCCAAAGCACAAGTTGTTCGAGAAGGCCGAGGATCCAGTCTACGTGGAAGAAAACAAGGTTAAATTAGATTACAAATATTACTTTGAGAAGCTGAAGAAGCCGGTAAACGATCTTATGGCACCGGTGATCGGTGAAAGGGGCGATCCACTGGAAAGTCTCATCCCCAAGATTACCACGGTGGACCAGTGTGAGACCAAGGAGCACATCAACAAGTTTTCGGCGAAGGATCTTCGGGAGTGGTGCGAAAAGCACATCACCCTACCAAAGGGCATCAGCAAGTGGAAGAAACCGGACTGGGTCCATCAGGTCTGCGTCATCAAGAAGATCAACACAGCGACGGCTCTGGAGACCATGTTTTCCTTTGACAACTTTTAGGCCATCCTGAGTTTCTCACCTACGTAGTACTTGTTGTAGGCAACCACTGGATCGGGATCGTGGTAGGTGTCTGGCATGCAAAGCGGCACGGGCTCGACGTCCTCTTCTAGGTTCAAAACACCATACTGCGACTTTAGTGAAACATTGTGAACACATTCTGGAATATGCTCTGCCAGCCACCGGGCATGCTCCAGACTGGCATGGGGGTGCTTGTATCTGCGCTCGAATTCTTCACCCAGCTCGATGGCCAGACGGGCAGCAAAGATGTAGTTGGTCTCAGCCGACCTCACCCAGATGGCCATGGGGTGGTTGATGTTCGAGATGCGTTTGTAGCCATGTTCTCCCTTTTTGTTCAGTGGACATTGGTTTAGCCACTCACCACCCGGATGAAGTATGTGCCATGCCGTATACATCATCTGAGTGATTTCCAAAATCATTTTGCCCACATGTTTGTTAATGTGCCTACTTGCACAAACTTTGGGATCCCACGAAAGTAAAAATAGGTTCATCTTCCTTGGACATCCGGTGGAAGTCGTCGGTCCCTGAATAAAAATTAATATCAGGTCATAGTAGATGAGTCAACAGATTGAAATCAAAGGAGCTTCCGGTGTAGCGGTCGATTCCAAGGCACTTGGATCTCAAGAAGAAAGGTTGCTCGGATTCACAAAGGAGACAAGTGACTTTGTAAAAAAGATTCAAAGCATCCTTTCAAGTCCTTTGATTATGTTCACAATGATTTTCATTGTTTTCATGTTGGCGATCGAGATCCTGTGGGGTTCATACTTCAAAACTCCAGGTTCGGTCAAATTTGCCAAGGGGACTTCGGAATTCATTAGAGCCATGACCTATTTCTCTTGGATAAGTGGAACGATACTTGCGTTTGGTCTCGGAATGTATCTTTTTGGTGGGAAATTATTCTTCGGAGACAAGTTTGATGACACCGACAGAATGTATATTATGATAGGCACTGCGGTCATGATCGTAGTATACTTTTGGAATTGTTTTGTGACAGGTGTCAGGGGTGAGGGAACCTACACCATCCTCGGCAATTTTCTCACGATAAAGTAAGATGATACAGGTAGGTATCGCATCATTGGCTATTAATGTTTTCATACTTGAACTCATTCCTTTCATTTACGTGAAATCATTCGGATGCCCGGACTACCTCGCCAGTGAAGACAAAGAAAACATGATGCGTGGAACAAAGTGGTTCATTCGCCTTCTTGCATGGTTATTTGTGGCCGTTCCCATTGGCTGGTATCTTTATGGAGAAGATCAGAAGAAACGCATGATCTATCTTGGGCTGGGGACTTTCGTGTTCACATTCCTCACTTTTTTTGGAATCCCCGTCGAGAAGTTTCTGTTCTTCAAGACAGACAGCTTAGAAGAAAGGTGTAAAAATTTCAAACCCAAATTTAAATTGTCCGATAATTAGTAGATGAGTGACAATCAGCCTCGCAAGTATCGCACGATTGCCGCCGATTATTTTGATTATTTCACAACCAGGCTAAGGAGAGCAGACGCTCAGTATGACACTCAGTTGTATTTGAATGCATTACCTTTCCTGTTTATGAGCGGAATTATGGTTATAGCCCTTCATGATCTTTTCTCAATGTTCCTACTTCGGTCCACTAAGAGCACGTGTAAGTTGATGGCGTGGGGTGGCGTGGGGAAGATTGTATTCATCCGATGGATGCTTTTGATCCCGGCAATCTTTTTCACCGTTCTATTCACCAGCTTCTTTGCGACACTTTCTCTAAAAACATGCGAAGACGGAGATAAATTCTGCATCATTGAATTTCTCAACTACAAAATGATTTTCGTAGGAATTGCACTAGGTCTTTTTACTATGGCCTTCTTTTATGCGGGGAAGCGCAGAAAGGAAGGTTCGGTTGAATATTTGTTAATCGCATCACTGATGGACCCCAACAGTGACGGACGTTCTAAATTTTTAGACGAATGTAAGAATTCAAAGGAATTCAAGGATATCATGGCTAAGCAGAACACATAACACACTCGTCCTTATTCTCGAGTGAACAAGCCGCCTTGGCGACCGGGTCCACCGTGAACTGCACTGCCCTTGCCTTTGGGCGCGTTCTCAGATAATACATACCTGTCTTTAGTCCCTGTTTCCACGCATACATGTGCATGGATGAAATTCTACTCGTGTTTGGATCTTCCAAGAATAGATTCAAAGACTGAGACTGACACACGAAACGACCACGGTCGGCAGCCTGATCGATCAGCGTCTTCTGTGACATTTCCCAAACCGTCTTATATTTTGCCTTGAGTTCATCGGGGATGGCTAGGTTTTGCACGGAACCATTATCACGAATGATCGCATTCTTGGTTTCGTTGTTCCAGATGCCCAGTGAGATCAACTCCTTAATCAAATGTTTGTTGATGACCACAAACTCACCTGCCAAAGTTCTTCGTAGATACATGTTGCTGGTATATGGCTCGATGCACTCATTATTCCCAAGAATCTGCGAAGTTGACGCGGTGGGCATCGGCGCAAGAAGCAAACTGTTGCGCATTCCATGTTTCTTGACCTTCTCCTTGAGTTCGTCCCAGTTCTGGTTCAGTGGATACTTGGACGGCTCCCACATGTCAAACTGAAGGATGCCCTTGGACGCGGGTGACCCTTCGAATGTCTCATAGGCACCATATTTCTTGGCTTCCTCCATGCTCTCCATGACCGACCCGTAATAGATTGCCTCGAATATCTTGTGGTTCAACTCGCGAGCCTCTTCGGAGTCAAACGCCATGTCCATGAGAATGTAGGTGTCAGCCAGTCCCTGCACCCCGATGCCGATGGGTCGGTGGCGCATGTTGGACTTTCGCGCGGGTTCGGTGGGATAAAAGTTTCGGTCGATGACCTTGTTCAGGTTGCGCGTGACCGTTCGGGACACGTCAATCAGTGACTGATAGTTGAACTTCTTGGTCTTTGGATTGACGAACTTAGGCAGCGCAATGGAGGCAAGATTGCACACTGCTGTTTCATCCTTGTCTGTATATTCCACGATTTCGGTGCACAAGTTGGAACACTTGATGGTCCCCAAATTCTTTTGATTACTCTTTTCATTGCACGGGTCCTTGAAAAGCATGTAAGGAGTTCCAGTCTCAACCTGACTACGTAGAATCCTCTGCCAGAGAGTGTGAGCATCCATGGTCTTCACTGCCTTTCCTTCTTGCTCGTAGCGTTCATAGGCTTCCTTGAAGGCATCTCCGTAAAGTTCCGGGAGATCCTTGGTGTCATCGGGTGAGAAAAGGGACCACTTGCCTCCATCTTGAACCCTTTGCATGAATAAGTCTGGGATCCACAGAGCCGAGAATAGATCCCTGCACCTCGCCTCCTCGTCACCCTGGTTGAGTCTCAGATCCAAAAACGCCTCGATGTCCGAATGCCATGGTTCAATATAAACAGCGATGGACCCCTTCCTCCTCCCGGCTTGATTCACATATCGCGCGGTGGCATTGAAGACCCTGAGCATCGGGATGATACCGCTAGAAGTTCCATTGGTTCCCTTGATGTGTGATCCGTCACCGCGTACATTATGGATGTGCATGCCTATCCCACCCGCCCACTTGCTAATCTGGGCACACTCGTGAGCAGTCTTGTAGATTCCATCAATCGAATCATCCTTCATGGCCACCAAAAAGCACGAACTCATCTGAGGCTTGGGGGTTCCGGCATTGAACAAGGTGGGTGTGGCGTGAGTGAAGAAACCCTGAGACATCAGTTCATAGGTCTCCTTGGCCCTCTCCCAGTCATCCCCGTGAATACCAAGGGAAACACGCATCCAAAGATACTGAGGACTCTCCATGAGTTTTCCATCGAGTCGCTGGAGGTAGGATTTTTCCAGTGTCTTCAATCCGAAAAAGTTGATCTGCATGTCCCTGGCGTGAACGATGGCCTCATTGACCGTGGACCTTCCAATAGTCTCGATGGAGTTCCAGAGGTCTTCACTGATGATCTCGGCTTCCCTTAACTTCCACATGGCATCGGAAAAGGTCATGGGAATCTGCTTTCGGATGCTGCTGGCCACCACCCTGGCGGCGAGATCCTCATATTCGGTTTGAATGGTGGACATCCCGACGGCTGTTTCGGCGACCAGAGAATCAATCTCAGTGGAATGGATCCCGTCATACAAGCTATCGATAACCTTTTGGCTAATGAGTTCTACATCGATAGCTCTCTTCATTTCTGTAGTCATTAAGTTCTTGAGGCGTTGTGTAATCTTATCAAACTTCATGACAACAAATGATCCATCGCGCTTCTGGATCTTCATCTTGCTAATACTACGGTTGAAATCTTTAAACGGAGTTTTCACGGGCGCTGGATAGAATACAGATACACCTTGGTCACCGGGTCACTTGAACGCACGGCGGTCCCTCCTGGAGCCCTGGCGAGCAACTGAGTGGGGCGGTTGGTGTAAGTGTTGCACATAAACTTGGTGTCCGGGGTCACGTGACTGGCCGGGAACTGGTTGTCAGCCGCCTTAGGCTTGACGTAAACAAAGGGATTGTGATCAATCACCAGGGGTTGCATGTCAGGAAAACAGGAAGGCATCCTTTACTTATCAGTAGCAAATAATTTTTCATACATGCCTGTTCCTGAACCATAATATTTATCTGTGCCGTGAATTCCAACGGCGGTGTCAATGTCGCCCAGCGTCTCAATTCCAAATTTGAAACAATTATTTATGGTTGGTAATTTGAATTCCTTCTGGCGTCTCATGCACTTGGTGAACGCCACGTCCTCTGGGAGTTTTCGTTCTTCTTCAGTAAATGTTTCACATGCCTTGACCATGGCATCTCTTTTGCGAAGTGAAAGTCCACCATTCATGATGAATTCGGGTTCGCTCAATGTTCCACACAACGGTCCAATATAGTCCCACTCCAACATGTCTTCACTTGGTTCCCTGAGAAGTAGGCAGTCCATCTGAAATATCAGGATGTGTTCTTCGCGAAACTTTTTCCAAAATGATGCACTCATGAGTAAATAGTTATACATGGCGATGTTCATATTATCAACATCTAATACGATTGGAACAAAGGTTCCACCAACATGTTCTTTTACAAAATCAACAACCTTTCTGGATCCCACAACATAAAGATTCCATCCAGGAAGTCGATCCAGGGCGTTCCTTATCACCAAAGGAAGCCAATACCCACGCCGAGTCTCCGCTATAACCATGGCTTTTGAGCCTTGATGGTTGTAGGAAGCTTGAATATCACTGCGATCCACATACCTGTTTAGGAACTTTCCACAGTTGTATTCCATTCTACTAGTTTATTTGATTTTTTAGTTTGTGATTTTACTCAGAGTCCTCAAAGCTCTCATCATCCTCAGGCTCATCGTCGTCGACAAAGGCATACTCAGTGAGCTTCTGCGAAGGCGTGACTCTCAGTTGCTGAAGACGGATCGTGACACCAAACTTGGTTCCCACAAACCAGATGCTTGGAATGTGGACGATGGCCGTCACATACTGACCCTTGTCAAGAGAACGAAGGTCATAAGGCTCCTTGTCGGTGGTGAAAACCTGAGGAACGAATGTGCCATCCTGATTAGCCAAAACCTTGGTCTTGAAGATAGGAGCATACTTCTCATCCGAAGGAGGTTTGAAGAGTGCCGTGTAGAGTGCCTCGCGCACCACGGTCTCGTTCATAGACTTGCCAAGATAGGTCTCAGAGTTTTCAACGACCTTCTTTACCACCATGTCATCGAACTTCTTGAGAAAGTCGACAAAAACCGGATCATCAGCAGCCATAGGAAGACTGTAAGAAGTCTTACCATCATACTCATTGATTCCAAGACCGAAGGGAGCCTTCATCTTGGGGAGCTGAACGTAGAGTCTGGAACCACCGCGACCATTGAGGTAGATGGTCTTGCCACCATTGTTTGCATTCTTGCGGATGTCACCAAAGGTCACATCAGAGAGCGAAAGATCGGAGAACTTGATAACAGAAGAAGAAGCCATGTTTGTTTTTCGTACTTACCTTTGTCTTCATTTCTTTAAGTCGCTTGTTCAGACGAAAATTTTGTGACCAATAAGTAAAAGATGAAGGTTCCCACGTGGATGTTTGTTGTTGTTGCTATCATTGCTGCTATTCTCATCTGGCGTCGTACCCAGGAGGGTCTCCGTCCCGACTTCACCCCTCGATGCAAGGAGCTTCTGGCGGTGCCAGTTGCCAGGATCTTTCCGGATGCCTTGATCCCGGATCGCAAGGAGGAGGCTCTTGCGAAGTTTTCCGAGTTAAAGGACAAGCTGGACGAGCAGGCTCTTTTGGGAAATAAGTTGGCAACCGAGTGCCGTCTCATCGTGGATAACTTGATGAAGCAGCTTCGTGAGGATAACATGGAGGGGTTCTCGGATGGCCTGAAAAAACTTCTGATCTAAGATTATAATGATGTTCGATATGCTTCTTCGTGACCCCAAGGTGATGGCTTCTCTCCAGGCCGCCCTCCTGTTCCTCATCGTGGCGAACCCTGCCACTTACCGTCTGGTCCAGACGATCTTCGGTGGTCTCTTCAAGGTTGCCAATGCCACCACTGGGTGCCCTTCGGCCGCCGGTCTGCTCCTGCACGCCGTGGTATTCGGTCTCCTTTCCTATGGTCTCATGATGCTCAAGCGCCCGGCCGTGGTCGTGGTCGCCGAGGAGGCCGAGAAGGCTGGCGAGGGTCTGCTTGATGCCGCCGAGGATGTCGCCGTGGATGTCGTCAAGGCCGAGCAGGCGATCGCCGCCGAGGTCATGGGTCGTGAGGGCTTCATGATGCGCCGCCGCGAGAAGATGTACTACAAGTAATTTTTTAATAGTAAGTAATTACAAATGATTATGATTACGCGAGTTATGCTTGCTGCCGTCCTGTTCTATGTGGTGTCCAACCCCGCCACCTACAAACTGGTCGAGAGTTTGCTCGGGCGTTTCTTCAAGATCGCCATGAACGGGGCGCCGACCCCCGCCGGACTTGTGGTCCACACGGCAGTCTTTGCTGCCCTTTTCTATCTCCTTGCGCCCATGGTGTCCAATCTGGATGCCAAGGAGTATCGTTCGCTTATCGATGCCAAACTTGCCGATGCCAAGGATCGCAACGAGAACTTTGACGATGTTCTGATGACCCCTCTCAAGGTCGCTACTGCCGAAGAAGAGACTGAGGCTGTGAAGAAGGGCGAGTAAGTGTTTTTGCCGTCTTCGGTGTTTTTGGTGTAAATTTAATAACATTTGGCTTCCTTTTGCGTTTGGCTTGAATCTTACCCAACTTAAGTGCCTTCATTGTTGGGTCATTTGTCTGTGCAGATGGCTGTGTTGTTATTACATTTAGAGCAAATATAAGTGCTGCCGGAACAAGAAGTGCACTCATCTTTCTATTATCATTCATTAAAATCTCCCCTTGCGTCTCCTTTCACCCTTCAACTTCCATTTTCTTATCGGTCCCTTATCTCTCCTTTTCACTATCGCCTTTGTATGTCTCTTTCTTAGTGGAGCTTCTATTGGTATTTCTTTGGGTGGGACGTAGCGCCTTGGTCGCTGCCGCGCTGTTCGAACAATTTTAGATAACAACTGGTCTGGCATCGATGTGCCTATACTTTTTCGGCAAGCAAGATCCAAAACACACACAATGTCCCCGAAGGATGGCATCCTTACAATGAGTTGCGAATTTTATCGCAGTACCGATGTTTGAATTCTTCCTTAATGTGAACAATTCTACGATATTCTTCTGGGTCCACCAGTGCCTTTAGCTGTCGTGAAATATTTGCATTTTCATCAATTTTAAAACAATAGTGTTCGCGCATGGCTTGGCACACCGGCCAGGTGGTCTTGCGCAAAAGTTGAACTTCTTGTTCGAGGTCACAAAGTCGCGGGAGAATGATTTCACGCAAGAGTTTCATTACGTCTCTTACGTGGAATTCTTCAAAGTCCATTTCTATTCTAGACAAATAAATTATTGTTTAATACAAATGGATACTATCACCGCCAAGGCATTTTGGGAGATGGTTCAGGAAGAAGAGCGACTTAAACGCGAACGTGATCTCATCAATCTCCAGATTCGAGCGCTTCGTGCACGGATGGCTGCGAACCAGAGGGCTCGGAAGGAAAGGAGGAAGGCATCAAGTTCAAGATCGTCGCTACGTCGTCGCGAGTCCCCTCTCCATAAATGAGAGCCATTCCCAGTTCGGTTCGATCGGCATCGGGGTAGATCTCGTCAACCATTTCCTTAATGTATTCAAAAAAAGAACACTGGTAGTCAGTAAGTTCCTTATTCTCACCCCAACGCTGATAGTCGAGCCACGTTCTAAATTCACCTGGTTCGACCATGAGGTAGTGTCCGAATAGATATCCGGGGTTAAGTTCTTCCTCCGTTGGACGAGACCAGGTCTGCTGTCTGGTTCGTCCAAGATGATATTTTGCCCATATTTGGCATATGAGTAGTGCCCATAAGCGCTTGAACTCATCATTCATTACTAAGTTTGAAGTCTCATGAAATCTTTAACATATCCCACGTAACCCATTTTTGAGATCTTTTTCATGTGGGACATCACCCACGCCATGGAACTTCCTGAATGTAGATCCAGAAGTTTCATATGATTAAGTAGAGGTTTCGCAGTGTCTGTATACTGAAACCCTGTATCATCACCGTGTGCAATCAGGGCATCCCACAAATTGGCCTTGAACATTGCCTGATAGACGTCCAGCAACAAGGCACGTGAATATTTGTCTATGATATGATCGAAACTCATTTCTGATTGGTTAGCTAACCATTTCTTTAAGCGGCATCGACCGGAGCGTCCGGATCGGGATATCCGTGCGACAATTTGAACTTCGCATAGAGAAGATCATAAAGATTTCCGGTCGGAACTTCGTCATACTCAATTGAAGTAGTCCACGAACCGAGGGATGCCTTTCCGTCCTTCCTCGCCTGTTCGTCCAACCAATAGTTGAATGTGCACGAAAGTGTGTACTTGTAGATGGGATCACCGACAGTGCCTTCCGGAGATCCTTCCGGAACTGGTGCAGTCCCCACCTGCTTTTTTGAGATGGTGGGTGAGTTAGTTCCAGTAGACGCCCAAGTGGCTTTCAAAGTCGTGCCATAGTCCTTGAAATCAAAGTTGCGATCCACAGTAATACCCATTTATTATAATAACATAATAGAATTCTTGTAGTAATTCGCGACACGTTATAATCATTATCTAGGGTTCAATTTTCCCTAACAAATGAGTATATTAGTTAGTTAGCAGCTTAGTTGCTGAAGGCGAGACCACCCATACCCGACTGGATCCGGAGGACGTTGTAGTTCACGGCGAACATGTGCATGTTCGTGGTGCGGAGGGCGTTGGCCTTCTGCACAACCTCGACCTGCGCGTTATCAATGCGCGAGAAGTTGCAGGTACCGGTGGGCTGGTGCTCCTCGGGCTTGAGCGCGAAGGAGTAAGAGTAGATGCCCGGATAAGGGTTACCCGAGTGGTGATAGAAGCTCTGCACCTGGTTGAAGTACTTCCCACTTTGCTCCTTAAACCGATCCTGACCGTTGAGGATCAACTTGAAGGTAGACAGAGGACCCACGGGGCCCGTACCGCTGCTGACGGGTCCGTCCTCACCGGCCCACACAGTCTTCAACTCATCGACATACATCATGGGGCTGCCGACAGTGCTGAGAGACCCAACGTAGGTGTTCCCGGCATTCTGGGGGAAAACGGTCGCCACGTTGGCACCCAGGTTGGAGGTGGTATCCCACATGTCGTTGTAAGTCGCGGAGGTACCGGAGTTGGAGAAGCACCAGACAAGCTCCTTGACGGGGTGGTTGTATGAGAGACGCACCTGCTTGGTGCCTTCGGCGGTCACGGTATCCACACCAGTGTGCTGCACCTGCTCAATCAGGTACTCGTGACCCTTCTGGGCGAACCGGCGGCGCTCCTCGGTATCGAGGTAAACGTAGTTACCCCACACCTTGACGGCGTTGGTATCGAAGTAGGTCGCATAGTTGGCATGCAGAGTGATATCAAGGCGGACCTCGTGGTACTGGAGCGCGATGAGAGGGAGGTAAAGCCCTGGGTTCCGGTTGAAGAAGAAGATGAGAGGCAGGTACACCTTGCTGACATCGGCGGTGACGACGGTGGCCGACGTCATCTTGCCGTACTGGAGCTTCTTGGCCTCGTCGAGGTAGAGCTCCGAGTACAGGCGCCACCACTTCTGGTAGTGCTTATCGATCCGCTGGCCACCGATGGTCAGCTCAATATCGGACACGGCACGCTCCGCAATCCAAGCTGCATCAGCCGCGGCATTAGTCGACTTAAGAACAAGGGTCTGACCCGGGGTCAGCTCCAGATACATCTCACCGATGAGATCACCGTTGCGGGCAACCGTCACGGACAGACGCGCGGAGGCCGCCGCCGTACCGTTCACAACCTGCTCAATGTTCTCCATGGCGAAGTTGGTGTGGCGTTTGTACACGGCCTGAAAAAATGTCACCTTAGGGCTTCCAGTCAAGTATACATCCTGGGCACCATACGCTACCAATTGCATTAATCCTCCCGCCATAGTTTGCTTTAGTACTAATAGGCAAGAAAATTTTTCAACCGCCTGATACACGCGCCCTTTTAGGGAAGAAAAAATATGGGTAATCAAAAATGACCGACAGCGAACGCGAGGAGTCCGAGACCGAAATGTCCGAGACCGAGATGCCCGACTTCTCCCAGTTTCTCGAGGATGAAGATGAGACCGAGGATGTTGACCTGGGGGCTATCCTGGTGAATGCCCTGGAGACCGTCGACGGTGACACGGTGTGCAGCACCTTGGTGGGAATCCGCCAGCAACTTGAGATACATAACAAGATCATGGTGAAAATTCTCAAGTCTCTTGGGGATTTAAAAAAATGAAGCCCAAGTAATATAGACAAATGACGTCAGAGGCAAAAGATCTCGTCCTTCGAATGCTAAATCATGCCCAAGACAAGTCAATAGAAGAACTCACAGCTCACATCACCGATATCAAGCAAGGACTTGATGACCTTCGAGGCAGTGATTTGAGAAGTCTAATCAAATACATCTTTAGCGTTGACATCAACAATAGTGGTTACCTGGACAATGTGGGTAACGATTTTCACAAGAAGATCCACGGAGTCTACACTCAGAGGATGGCAGGGATGAATGCCATCGAGACCAGGATCAAGAAAGATGCCCCAGAGATATCCGATGAAGCCAGCATGGACATCAGGATCATCAAAAATCAGATTCAACATGTCTACAAATGGCTTGGGGCTACACACTCTCTGCAGGATTCCATGGAAAATCCATTGTCAGCCGATGGAGAAACCACGAAGACGATCGAGAATACCGAAGACCTCAACCCATTTCAGCTTCTCATCCTGGACTGCCTGAACGAATTTGAGCGCCAACGACTTCGAAAATTCAGGGACATGGTCTGTGAGGAGGTGATCACAGAGAAGGGTCATCGGACCATGGCCTGGAAGCCGGTGTGCACGATCCGCGAGAAACTTCATGCGATTAGTGACAAGAACACGTCACCTGACCGGTGGAAGCAGATAACCAAGAGGTCATCCATGGCGAGAGAAGTCGCCACTCACCTGGAAGAGCACAACGACATTCAGTGCCCCGAGATTGTCAAGAACCGTCACGCCTGGTCCTACCGAAACGGTGTGTTCATTGGTGATCTCGATGGAAATCGTTTTTATCCCTATGGTTCGTCTGAGATCGGAAAGTTGGACAGAAACTTGGTGACGGCACGCTACTTTGATTCCGACTTTGAAGACTACACTCAGGCAAGTCACTGGTCTGATATTCCCACTCCCCACCTGGACTCCATCATGGACTATCAGGAGTGGGATGCAGATGTCAAGAACTGGATGTACATCATGCTCGGAAGGATGACCTTTGAACTGAATGAAGCGGAAGGTTGGCAGATCATTCCGTTCTGCAAGGGTATCGCCCAAAGTGGTAAGTCGACCCTGTTGAACTTTGTGGTCAAGATGTTCTATGAACCCTGTGATGTGTCGGTGATGGGCAACAACATGGAGGAAAAGTTCGGACTCTCTGCGATCTACAAGGCGTATGCGTTCATTGGTCCGGAAATCAAGCACGATTTCAAGATTGACCAGGCTTCCTTTCAGTCCATCGTATCCGGTGAAGAGGTCTCGATCGCCATCAAAAATCAGACGGCACAGACCATTCAGTGGAACGTGCCTGGGATGCTTGCCGGGAATGAGCTGCCTGGGTTTTCGGACAACAGCGGATCCATCTTGCGTCGTCTGCTTCTGTTCAAGTTCTCCCGTCAGGTGATGGAGGGCGATGCCAGGTTGTGCGACAAGTTGTTCACAGAGATCGACAGGATTCTCCAAAAGTCCGTATTGGCTTATGTGGAAGCTGTAAAGAACTTTGGCGACAAGTTGATCTGGAACGTGGTCCCCAAAAAGTTTCACGAGTGGCGAGAGCAGATCGAGGGTCAAATGCACACTCTGGTCGGCTTCATGAAGAGCCCGGCACTGCGCTACGGAGAGGACAAGCAGATGCCCCTGTCCTGGTTCCGCTCCAAGTATCGCGAATACTGCTCCAGTATGGGAACTAGGGCTAGGCCTTGGCAACAGGAGCTTTACGAAGGACCTTTCAGTCAGAGAAAGATTCACATTGGCATAGGAACCATGGAATGGAACGGAACAGTCAAGAAAGATCAGGAGATCCTATATGGCATCACCATGATCCAAGATGATGATTGAGAAAAAACATTGACCCTTAGTAAGAACGGCTTATGTCAGCTAACCGTTATATTAACGTTACTCCGCGGACTCCGGGATCCAATCTCGGTCTGCCGAGTAATCGCATCTTGCTCACCAATCCAGAGACGGGCAATGTTGTCCAGAGGATTGTGGCACCCCGCGACGAGAAGTGGGTCTTCAACACGAAGACCAAGCGCTTCAACCTTATTCCCAAGAACAAGAATGCGCCAAAGAAACCCATAAGGAGGAACGTGCGCATCGAGGACATCGGATTGATGAACATAAATTTGGGGGCAGTGAACAGAGTTTTCCCCGAGCCCAAGAATACCGACGTCAAGTTCTCACCGCTGCGCCCATCTCTGTTCGGACTCAAAGTAAGCTTTCAGAAGGAATTGAGTTTTCTACAGTTTTCAGATCTTGCCTACGAATTTGCCAAGAAGCCGTTTCCCAAGGGCGTGACTCGCGTCGTGGTCAGAGGTGACCGCTTCCGCGCCTTGGTGGACATCAAGACCAAGGAGCAACAGAATCGCCTCAACAAAAACCTATTCAAGATCGTTCGGCGCATCGATGTTAACATGGGTGACTATAACATTCAGATATTCCGGACTGGAATGCTCATGAACGGCGGCTACGAAAAGAACCCAATCGAAGTTCCTCTGAACTACATTGACGGAAGGAAGATTTTCGGCAAGGCACTGGACACTATGGAGGACTTCATGAAGAAGTTTGTCCCCACCGAAAAGAGAGTGACTGAAGATTTCACAGTCACCAACTTTAATGCCGATTTCTTTGTCAATCAGATCATCGTGGACCCCTTCGTTGCCACCGCCAACGGAAATGAGATCTACAAGTCACTCAAGAAGATAGTCAAGAACTCAAGAAATATTCCCAATAAAGTGATGGAGTTTATCCCAGACTTTGAATATGAGTACGGGAATAAGAACAGTAACTTTATACAGGAACTGAAAGAATTGGGAGGAAAAGTTCCCCAGTTCCCTGACAACATTTACTTGAAGTTCCCCGAGCAAAAGGGCAAGGACAAGAAGCGTGGAGGTTCCTATGTGGCGTGGAAGAAGGGCTACATCCGTATTCAGGGTGCCGACAGCCTCACCAAGGTCCTACTCATGATTCGCACTATTCAGAACTGGTATGCCATCATGAAGAAGGACAATCCAGATGTCTTGGTCACGACCAACATTGCAGGCGCCAAGGTCAAGAAAGCCAAGAAGATTGTGGCTGCCAAGGAGAACATCGAGAAGGTGGGACGCGTCCGACTCAATGTCTACAAGGGCAAGGACGGAACCAACAAACTCAAGTTGAACGACATTCGTTGTGAAGACACAACCAAGAAGGGCTACACCACCAAACAACTTAGGGTGATCGCAGCGAGACGTGGCATTCCCGGCGCAGACAAGTTGAAGCGTGAAATTCTGTGCGAAAAACTTTTGGCTCTGGCCAAGGCAAATAGGAATCGTGCACAGGCTCGCGAGCAGGCAAAGGCGCGTCGACTCATCCGTCCGGCGGTTCGTCGCATCGCTGAAAAGAAGCGGGCCGAGCAGGCGGCACTGGAAGCCGAGTTCGAAGC